AGCGTAAGAGTCTTCGTCTAGTTTGATATCATGCAGCAGATGTTCTCTATCTTTTTCACTCTGTCTATTCGCACTCATTAATATAAGAGGGGTGGCATAAGCAGCCTCAAAAGACAAAAACAAGTTTAATAGAATAAATGGGTATGGATCAAAGTGGGTTAAACCAAGTATATTAATAATTAGCCATATAGTTAATAGTGAGGACTGAATAACTATAAATTTCCAGCTACCCAAGAAAGCCACAATCTTATCCGCCAGAACAATACTTAGAGCTTTGATATTTAGCATAGTGTAGTATAACTTAAAATATGGCTTGGCGTAAACCCACAAAGAAAGAAGCAAGGCGTAGAGACCGCCGTAGAAGAGCTAGAATCAAGCTAGGGAGTATAGGTAATACTCAGGATGATAAAAAGGTGATAGAGGCTATTTATGAAGCCGCCAGGAGGATCTCAAAATGCATTGGTATACAGTTTCATGTAGACCATATAATGCCATTAGCCAGGGGAGGAAAACACCACCCTTCTAATCTTCAATTATTGCCGGCAAAGATAAATCTCAGAAAGAAAGCCAGGATACCAAAAGGACTTGCTCGCCGCCGTAGAAATCCACGCTAACCCTAGGAACTTACCCTAGTAATTTTCGGCCCTCACAGTAGCACGACGAGCAAAATTAGTCTCCTGCTATTTTATTAAACTCTTTGATATCTCTATCTGCTCTCTGGCGGAGCTCTACTAATTCTTGCCTGTACTTTTCTAGCGTTCTCGACTGCTTTGGTGTTAAGTTTAGCGGGTCTATACCTTTGAGAAAAGCTTCTACTTTTATCCTGAGCTCTACCATTCTGTTGTGTAACCACTCCAGATTGTCGTTTATCAGCTCTAGCTCTTCCTCCATATTATTTCCATTTAGCTGGTTCCGCTCCTTCAGGTTGGGGTTCTAGCCTATAGTCTATGAATAACTCCTGGTTTTTGTAGATAGGAACTTTAGCAACTATTATATGCTTTTCTAGGTCCCAATAGCAATTAGGAAACTTATTATGGTTTATATATGAAAACTTGGAATACTTGTCCGTAGTCAGGCATCTCTTAGAATCTAGCATAATAAACCAATTGTTATCCTTGTATTCTTTATCTAGATCCAGATAGTTCTCCTCCCTCCAGCCAGCTATGTTTTGGCTATAGTCTACTACAACTTCACCAGGAGTAAAATCTCTAACCGCAAATAGTCCTAAGCCATGAGTAATAGATGGACGCACTTGAGTATCTGGTGCGTCATCTATATCAACTTTTATTTCCTCTATTGTCATATTATGCTTCGCAGCTCTTGCACTGCATAATTGAGCGAGCCAACTTCTGACTTGGGTTTGAACTGCGCTGATAGTAGAATGTCTTGATTCCTTGCTCCCAACCAAAGATTAACAACTCATTAACCTCTTTAGGTTTTGCATTGAGCGGGATCATAAGATTCAAGCTCTGGGCTTGGTCAATATACTTTTGCCGGCTAGCCGCTTGAATAACAATCTCACGTTGGCTGATTTCCTCAAATGTCTTGAATACATCTTTCTCATGGTCACTCAAGAATTCAAGGCCTTGTACACTGCCACCATCCACAAGAATCTGCTTCCAGGTTTCTTCGTTGTCTTGTCCTTTTTCTTTTAATAGTTTCTTTAAATATGGATTCTTGTATGTGAACTTACCTTTCGCTAAATCTTTCACATAGAAGTTACTAACCATAGGCTCCACACTCTGTGAGACCTGCCCAAGAATAAAAGAACTAGAGGTGGTGGGGGCGACTGCAAGAGTTGTACTGTTTCTACGATTGTAGCCTTTTAACAATTCGGGTTCTCCGAAAATCCCTGCCAACTCCTCAGTCGCTTTATCTGCTTCCCTCCGAATAGTCTGCCAAATTGTGGTATTGATTAGCTTAGCCTCCATACTCTCAAAGCCTACCATTTTGCTCTGAAGATAAGAGTGCCAACCAAGTACACCAACTCCTAATGCTCGTTGGTTCATTGCGAATTTACGAGGAGCTTCCATAAATTTAACTCCTTCGGTTTTGTTTATGAACTCTGTCATCACAGCATCCAAGAACCATACTAGTGTTTTTACAGCATCGGTATCTTTCATTTCATCCCAACGCTCTAAATTAATAGATGATAGGTTACACACAAAAGATTCATCATTCTCGCTAGACAACATTATCTCACTACATAGGTTACTAGCCCATATCTTCTTACCCTTGTCCTTGTATACTTGAGGTGCGTTATTGTTAACATTATCAGAGAATAAGATATATGGATAACCACTCTCAAAACGCTTCTGGATTACTTTGCCCCAGACTTTACGTTTTGACTTATCCCCATCAATCATGCTCTTCATCCATTCATCACTCACTGTAACACCAAAGCTCATATCCTGAATAGGGTTGCCGTCTCCCTTTATCTCTAGAAATTCTTCTATGTCGCCATGGTCAATAGGAAGATAAGCAGCAAAAGATCCACGACGAACATTACCTTGAGAGATAACATTCATGAGCTTGTCAAACATCTCCATAAAGTGTACAGAGCCTGTGGATTCACCGCCTGAGTTAATCTTTGCTCCTCGTGGACGTATTGCACCAAAGTAAGCACTAGTTCCACCTCCGCCCTTTGTCATAGCTCCTACCTCGGCATGCTTATCTAGTATAGCCTCAATACTATCGTCGATGTAGCTACCAAAGCAGCTAATAGGCAAGCCCCTCTTACGCCCGAAATTACTCCAGATAGGAGAGCTCAAGCTATAGAACCCCCTGTGCATATAATTTTCGAACTTAGCAGCAAAGCCAGGTTCTTTTAATAGTGTCTCTGCTTCTATAGAGATATCTTTGATTCTCTGCTCTGGAGTTTCGCCCTCTAATAAGTAACCTCTTTCTAGGAATTTTCTTGAATCTTTGTTCAGCCAATAAATGTCAGTCATGTGTGTTAAAATAAGTCGTCTTCCCCAAAAGACTGGTTCTTTTTAGCATAACCGGTGGGACGGCTATGGAAGAAATCTGTGTGGTTTTCACCCATCAGTTCTTCTTCAAACCATACAGTACCAGCTAAGAGTTCCTTGTCAACTTTGAATACTTTCTTGAATCCAATTTGTTTCATGGACTCATTGATTCTATTCTTGATGAACTCTTTTAGAATAGGTGCAGAGAGTCCCGGCTCCTGAATACCATTGATCATCCAATCAACAATCTTGGCTTCTGCCAGATAAGCTTCTTCTGCCTCACTTCTGATCTTCTCCTCTAGCTCCTCATCAAACAGCTCAGGGTACTCTTCACGAATTGTGTTTACCAGCTTGATACCTACTAGTGCGTGAATGTTTTCTTCGTTTCTGGTGTACTTAACCTGTTGGTCTGTGTCTTTGAGAACATTCTTAAATCGAGCAAACCAATTAATAACGTAGAACTGGCTAAACAGCGAAACGTTCTCAACGAACAGAGTGAATAATATCAGTGCATAGAGATATTGTTTTTTGCTGTCCTTGTAGAAGCGGTGCGTGTACTTCTTAAGATATTTAACACGCCCCTGAATCCACTCTAATTTGAGATTCTCCTCGAACACATCCTCTAACCCAAGAGCAGTGATTAGCCGCTCATAGGCGTTGTTATGAATGACCTCTACATTAGCCATTACGTAGCCTAGATCTGATAATGAGGGGTGAGGAAGGTTCTCACCTAGCTTTGCCCAGAAAGACTTCACAGCCACCTCTATCTGTCCCACAGCCGAAAGAGTTCTAATAATGATATCTCTTTCTTGCTGGGTGAGGTTTACCTTGAACTGCTGGATGTCTGATTTGAAACTGAACTCTTTATCTGTCCAGAACCCTTCGTGCATTACTTTTACAAAATCCTCTGTCCAGGGGTAACGATTAGGCTTACGGGACACTTGTTCTTCGAATATTTTAATAGTTTTCATATAGGTGAGGTTGATTACGGTTTTCTAGTATCTAACAGAAATACCCTCTCGTCAACTGTCCGAGAGAAGAAATTCAAAACTATATTTCTTGACACTAGTCCCTAAACTTTTCTAGAGGCTATCTCTAGTGTAAATAGGTCACAAGCTAGTTTACCTACCTTTAATTGGACATCTTGAATACTGGAACTGGGTCGGTAACTGGGTCCCGACCTAGTCCCAACTTAGCGCCAACTTAGTGCTTTGGATGTACCGGCGGAGGAAGCGTTTGTTTATAATCATCAAAGGTTTCCACAATAAATTTACACAGCTCAGAACGCACGATATCGTCTTTTGTGAACTTAGCAGAAAAGATTCCCATGCCCTGAGCTAATTCTGTATCAAAGATTTTGGCGCAGGTAGTGAATCCTCCTTGTTTATTGTAGGGCAGGTCGCTCTGGTCAGGATCAGCACAAATGATAAGCTTACTGAACTTACCTATACGGGTCATAAGTGTCTGTAGCTCGTTCAGTGTAAGATTCTGAGCTTCGTCCACAATAATACATTTTGCTGTCCAACTTGCTCCACGACAGAAATTTACAGGTTTATATATAATTCTGTTTTCTGCCTTTAACTTCATTCTATCAGGGGTACAAAGCATCTCTTCTAGCTTGTCACCAAAAGGAGTCATGTATTCTCCAAGCTTGTCGTCCACATCTCCAGGAAGCATACCCAGTTTTGTATCGCCGGATTCAACCGCAGCCCTAACACAGATAAGATCAGATATCTTCTTCTGGTTCAACAGCTCTAATGCCGCCCTTACCGCCACTGTACTCTTACTAGACCCTGCAGGCCCTGTTAGGAATATAACCCTGGTGTCCTTGTGGTTTGCTAGTGTTAAAAAAGCCTTTTGTTTTTCCGTCCAAGGAAGTTCTCTTATATTCAGTGTCCAATCTATTTTTTCTCTTTGGTAAACCTTAGGGCTGGTGTCTGGTGTTTGCCCCTTCTGCTCCTTTGCTGCCCCCTTTTCCTGAGCAGGTTTCTTCCTTTTTGGTTTTTGCATATTCCATTAGTTCATTGTACAGAGAGCGACGTGCTTCTGGGGTTAATTTTTCGAATTGGCTATAATACTGATATAGCATGGTGTCTTTTATATTCATACTATATCTATAGGCAAATTATACCACTAACCAGGTAGGGGAGTCAGTAGCTAAAAAAAAGAGGGGTTGTTAGCCCCCCTTTTTATTTTGGTCGATGAATCTCATTGAGAATCATGTACTCGCCTGCAGCCCCGGATATAACTAGCAGAAGGGCAAACTTCCAATTCCATCCCTGGAGAAATATATATTCACCCAGGCCGATAACTACTAGCGGCAATATTATTGCCATGTAGATAAACAATGTTTTCATCTGATTGACGGAACCATTGTCCATTTATCGTTAGGGCACTTATATACACCAGGGATAGTGTACTGCTGAATCAAACCGCACGCCGGACACTTATAAGTATATAGCTGCACTGCTATGCTTGCGCTAACAGTAAACAGCAGCACACCTAATAATAACATTATATTTTTCATATTCATTTGGTTAAGGGTTATGAAATAGTTGTTACTACTTCAATGGATTATACCCGTATTAGGGGGGAAACAGGGTAGGGGGACCCCTGGGGGTATATAGATAGCTAAAAAAGAGAAATTGCTGGTTCCTCTTTTGTGAATTATTTCATCTGGGTTACAACTCCTGTAAACCATCTGCTACCGATCTTGGCTTTCCAAGTAGTTGCTTTATTAGCCTCAGCTTCTTCAGCTTCTCTAATACTTAACTTGGATAGATTTTCAAGCCTTCTTTGAGCTTGAATATACCGGCTTTTGTTTGTTTTCATTGTTTGTGACTAGGGGCATAGCACCCTTTATCTAATTATTATACCATTTAAAAGAGCTTTATTGGTGATGGGGTAAGAGGGCTAAAAAAAGGCTATAACCTAATTCTCAATTAAGAGAATTAGACTATAACCTAATTTTACTACCTTCGTGGATTGCCTCGTATGGTAGTAAAGTACGATGAAATGACCTCGGACAAAGCGAGCGGCAAGACTCTCACGACTTATCTTTTACGCGGCCATGAAACAACCGGTAAATTCTATTCTAATCCAACCTCCAATAAGGCTTTCTCAAATAACCCAGCATATGGATCACAGGGTGGAGAGTTAATTTCTCCCTTTTTTGTTATAAGGTCTATTGAATAACCAAATAATAATCCAAGGATTTGTTGAGCTCTTCTAAAGCCTTCGGCTGTTTGTATTTCATACGCGTTTTCGTATGTGTGTGTAAACAAGTCTATTACCCAGTCATGTTTATATATCAATAGATCTATCCAATCAGGCATAGGTGTAAACCATCTTCCCAAAGAGTATTTTAACGGTTCTCCTTCTGTTACGACCATTACCTCTTTAATCTCTTCTAAATATTCATCTACAAATGGTGATGGTACTTGAATATGAGCTAACGCTCTAGCCCCATAGTGAATTGGCATCACACCTGTATTCTGAATCGCAGAGAGAGCTCCGTGCTTGTATAACTCTAATTTAATTGCAGTTTTCATATTTTTATTAGTTGTGCATTCAATAACGTTATTAATCAACTACTAATTCTTCACCTTTGTGGTCTCTAAACTTAATGCAGGTAAGGAACTTTGGAATACCGTCAGGGGTTAACCTTTGATACTTCACAGTTGCCATCATACCAACAAGAGCAGGAGCCATGTTATACAGCTTACGAGTATATTCAACTGAGCCTTTTACACTACAGTCAAATTCCTGAGCTCTGTCATTACGGCAGCGAAGAATAATGCAACCTTGGCGATTACCTTTACCCTCCCTAAATCCAACAATAGGAAACTCCTCATCAACAAACTCCTTACGCTTTAGTAAATAGTTTGTACGTTTGTGCTGATATGCTGCGTCTGGATCTCTAACCATTTGACCCTCATATCCATTAGATAGATATATGTCATATAGTTCATCCAGTTGATGCATATCGATAGCCATGAGCGTTTCCACTCGCTGAATCCACATGTCCTCTATCTCTAATAGATATTGTAGCAAGTTCCTAGAACGATCCGCGAAAGATATTTGATTCTTATCCACATAGTCGTAGATATGATATTCAATCTTATCTTTGGCCCGATCTATATCCTCTCTTGTGGCCTTGGGTTGTTTAACCAAGCTCACAATCTCATTAAAGTCATCTTTGAGTAGGTGGTTATACACCTCCCCATCAAATGCAATAATGTTTGGATATTTACGGAACAGGGATTCTAGTGACTGCTGAATATGCCCTAGCGTAGCAAATAGTTTCCAGTTGCGGCTATAGGCACCTTCGCGTGTTACAATACATCTCAGACCATCAAACTTAGGTTGGCTGTACACAGGCCAATTTAAGCTATCCTGATAGTCTTTGAAGTCTTTGGCCAGTGTGGGTTTAACGATGTCTGCTACCACAGAGTCAACTTCATTTTTTGCTTCTGCATAGCCTGATTCACGCTTTCTATCCCATTTGGCCTTAGCTTCTAATTCACACTGTTCTTCAGGAGAAGATTCATTACTTTTCCCCAAGTTCTTTGCAATGCATTGAACAGGGTCATTAGTAACCATCTTTCCTCCATCCTTCCCGCTCACAGTCCAGTACTTGGAACCATCTATATGTATAGTCCAGCTTTGAACTGCTCCTGTTACTGTGCGTTTGTATAGTGTGGGTAATTGTTTGCTCATTTATTTTTTTATTTATCTGTTATTCACAAATATTCTTTCAAATTTGTGAGCTTCTTTATTTTGCGCGTGTCTACCGTCATCTACCAACATGCAGCTAATACCAGCAGCTGAAGCCTCCACAACAACTGATAACAAGTCATCAATGTGTAGAGTTGTATCCAGCTCCTTTAATATATCTACTTTGCTGCCTCCATTAGAACATCTAACATGTGACACAGGGAGCTTGTGGTCTTTTATGTATTCCTCTACCTGAGGAAAGTTCCACATCTCCCTAGCGGTTACAACACCTATGGTATATCCCTCTGAATGCTTTTGAAATAGCATATCATGGATTTGTTGTATCGGTGCCAGCACATCTGATGCTGTCCATAGTGATCCTACTTTTTCTTCAGCTAGTGAGAAAAGAGTATCGTCAAAATCGAAAGTTATTATCTCATTCTTCTTCATCCGGCACTTCAGTGAAGTCAGCTTCTGTCCATCCAGCATTTCTAGCGCTCTGGATTGCCTCTGCTCTGGGGGATAGTGAATTTCTATCGTAGGTACCCGCTAGATCCTTGTACATTTCTAGCCTGGCAGCTTCTCTGGCTTCTCTGAGAAACTCCCTGTCTTCTGGACTTAGGTTACTCATACAAGTTTAGCCTCCTGCATTCCCACAGAACAGTGCATAGGCACGATAGTTTCATATGGGAAATCATCATGAGCTCTATACTTGTTTCCTTCCAAGGTTATATATTCTGCCTCATAGCGAGTATATAGCCCGGCATTGCGTACACTTCTACTATAACCTTGTCTCTCTACTCCCCACCAGCCAACATGTTCCGGCGACCAAATAAAACAAAGCTGATTTTCTAATTTTTCTAATGCTTTGCTTGTTGTGTTTAACTTAACCTTTGTTTCCTCTAACTCTTTTTTTACTTTAATTAATTCTTCTGACTCACTCATTTGTTTGTGTGTTTATGTGTTTGTGTTTAAACTCCTCGTACCAACTAGGTACTGTATGATAGGAGGGAAGGTCAGGAATTACTCTATCAAGCATTTCCATAAGTTCTCCCTTTTGCGATCTTTCATCACTTAACTCTCTGGCTACTTGAGATAGCAGGGAGTTATTAACTTCTAATGCTTTCCGCAGCTCCTGGATTGTTTGATCCCTGAGCTTCAGCATCTCTACTAATGTGTTCTCTTCCATCTTGCTCTTGTTTTATCTTTTGTACGCGTAATGCCGTTTGGCGGACTCTTTCGCGGGTTGTTTTGAATAGCTCTGCAATTTCCTTTAGAGGTATTCCGGCCACATAGAAAGCATATATAGAATAATCTCTAGAGGTTATTTTTTTAGCCGTCATAGGTTTACTTTTTGTACCTTTGCGAAACCGCCATACCATTCCTCAGGGTTCATACTCATTTGAGTGATGATATCTTCTTTTTCTTTTTTCAGTACTTCTATATAGCTAAGAGCAAAATTAAGCTCTGTCTCTAGCTGCCTAGAGACCTCCAGGCTTACACCTAGGTGAGTATTTCCTAGGTGATCCTGAATTTCCCATATGTTTTTATCACTACGTGGAGTAATGCTCATTAGTTTCCGCTGGTGGTTACTCTAGGAGTAGTCCAACGAAACTCTGGGCCTGAGCCATATTTACCACAAACAAATTTACCAACACCATGGTCTACTGCCTCATGTTGGATATGTAAAATATAGAATACCCATGCCACTGACACCACAGCAGCTCCCATTAGTGCTCCTGCGAATAAAGCTAATATATCATCTCTCATCTTTTTTTTGTGTGTTAATTGTTGATACCTACCATATGTCCTATACTCGTCTGAGTATATTCCACAGCCTAACCCAGCAGGGCTGAGCTAGGAACTTTTATATACCTCATCATAAACATCCAATAGTGGATGCTTAGGATCTACATAGTTAGCTAGCCTTAAAAACTTACCAGGCATAACTCCCCAGATTTCTGCGCGCTTGTATGGGTGTTTATACCAGCGTCTGTTTCGCATGGCTGCACCGTAAGCAAATAAATAACTATTTGCTCCACGTATATAGCGTTCTTTGTTTATAGGGAGTTTATACTTATTAATTTTTTTGATTGCTCTCTTCTCACAATCAAGCTCTAACTCTACCACCTTTTCAAAGGCCTCTGCTTTTTTCCAGATCTTGTAATCTGGGTCTGTTACCCAGCTATCAACTCTAATCAGGTGAGGATCTATATCTCTCCATATCTGGATATTCTGGAGATACTGGTCCATATGACAACTCTCATGAACCAGCACACCAAGCCAGATTTCTAAATCATGATCAGTGGAAACCTGCAGGCTTTTTTCATCAAACATACCGCTACATTTGATTTTGCCTATGTGTAATTGCTTACTATGCACAAGTTTTAATGTTATCTTGTTTTCATAGCAAGCCTCTACCAAGTCACCCAAGAAATTTTTTACATTATTGGTTACCTTGGTTTGCATGGCGGGCTTATTAACGGCTTTTTACAGTTTTTGTAAGCGTAACGGTTTTCCTCAGGGTTACATTCCCCTTTGTCGCGGTACGCACTTTACGTATTGATTTGGTCTTTTTCATGTGTTTTATTTTGGTTACCAAACTATTTGAATATAGAGAACCTTTTCCTCTTTTGCAAGTAGTCTGTATTTTTCCTTTATTTCTGGTTCTTTGCGCAAGTTTTCCTGCTGCTCCCAGGCCTCTTCAAATTCGGACTCTTTCAAGACTCTAACATCAGAGTTAGTAATCCTAACGTCACTATCTTCATCCATGGCACTTATCCAATCATGCACCTTTCTGAAGGCTTCCTGACGACCCATGCCGTCAGGAATTTTCTTCATGTGTGTTTCTACCATACCACCCATAATTACTCCCCTAGGGCCTCCATTCCCTTTTGAGATAGTTTATAGGCTCTTATGTTAGAAACACGTCCCGACTCTATCGGAATACGCGGAGTTGCCTCTACCAGCCCTAGCTGTTTAACTGCTTGAGCTACCGGTTCGTTCTCGCTCCACTCTTTCATATAGAACTCACCATCTTGGAGCAAATCGCTCTGAGGTAAGTTTACTGATAGTGTGGCATATGGCCGGCCCTCGCTAATCAGGCCTACATATGTATTACCATTAGAGTATTTCCCTTGGGTAAGTTTAAACTCGCCCTCTTCTCCATATATCTTAGCTTTAAACATTTTCATCTTTTTTGTGTGTTGTGGTATCATTCAACCAGATAATCTCGTCCTCTGGAACGAGCTGGTTTACTTTTTCTTTTAGCTCTTTGGTGTCTTTTAACACAGACACCAACATCTTTTGGATGTCATCTATTTTTTCAATTTCTGACATCTCAACTACCGTCTTTTTTGTTTTCACTTTCTTTTAACAGAGAGCGTATAAGACTTATTTGTCCGTTTGCTCTCTGTAGTTCCTCTTGTAGTTCCAAGATCTTATCTCGGGCTTCTCTATAACCGTCTATTGCCTGAATATAAAGATCTAATGGAACGGTTGTTGTGTTTTCCTCTACGTTTTCGTATGTTCTGAGGTGCATTATTTTTAGTTCATATATTTAAGTTACAAATTGCAATAGACCACAATGGTTTATTGCAAGGTATTATACCCTAAAAAAAGAGAAAACACTTCGGGGGGTTAGAACCCCAGAAGTTTAGTCTACAATAGGAGACTCTAGCCTCTTAAGCCACCCACGAGTCTTACTGTTGGCCCAAGTAACAAACCTCTTAGGTCGTACACCAGTATCAAACTCTCTCAAGGCTTCAATAAACGCGTCATCCTTATTTTTTTCTATTAACCTGGCCAACTCTGCACGGTCTATATCTTTTCTACATATCTCGGTCCCATCTTCAGCCAAGAAAGCAATACAGATAAATAAATATTCATCATAAACATCAAGATAGCTTTTAGGTATTTTAATTTTGGTTTTAAATCGATTCTTAAGAGTACTCTTCCATTCTTCATATGTCATTTTTGATGTATCACATGGGGCGAGCATATTGTGAGTTATATTGCACTGATGCACCTTTCTTTCTTTAAAGCACAAACCTACATATCTCTCATACTCTTCTAAAGTACGTGTTTCACCAAACCCGTAAATACCAAAGTCAGTAGCCCTTTCATGTCCATCCATTCCAAACAATTCGCGGTTTTTGATCATACATCTTGAATTTTTGTGCCACCATTCTTTGTTGTCGTCCCACTGCTTTGGTCTACCATTCCTGGTGTATTCATGCCATATAAATGAAAAGTGAGGATGAAATAAATCATATCCTCGTGTATAAGCTCTGGCGGATATGGATATCTCTTCTCCATGAAAATAATAATCAGGATCGTGTGGCACCTCTGTACAGAATGATCCATCAGCGAAACAAAAGTGGGCAGAATAGAACTTAGCAGGTATTGGTTTTTTAAGATTTTTATAGTTCTCTATTCCTCCAGGTATAAATAATACAACTCCCTCTGGCGTAAACATATCAAAGTTCATTTGCCACGGAACCAAAGATCTCCCCGCCGGATCATTAGTAGGATCATACGAGGAAACATAACCGGTTAAAAGAGGCTTTAATACTTTAGAAGATCTAAGACTCTCCAATAATTCTATTAATAAAGTATCCCATGACGTATCAAAACGCATATGACTATCTATTTGGAGAGTATACTTTTCTCCATTATATTTCTGCTGTATCTTATTTCTTGCCCAGCAGGCACCCTCTGATTCCTCGTAGGGAATATCAATAATTTGAACTCTTGAATCTTCTGCATATTTTCCAAGAGATTCATCTTTGTCATGTTGCCAGGCAATACACACTTTTAATAGGTTAGGGTGTTGCGCATTTTCAAACATGCTATCTAACGTTTTAATTAGCTCAGGGTCACGGTAAGATGCAATTTGAACAAATATAGAGTTAAACATGGTTTTTGGGGTTTGTATTTGACTAACTCGAGCAGCTCTATCTGTAACTGCATTTTCGGTAGCTGTCAAATTTTCAGAATTTTGCGTGGTGTTTTTTATCATATCAGAACTTTGTACCGCGTCGGGACCCGCCACAGGAAGCCATTTATCCAATGGGCATTTTTCAGAGGCCAATCTGAGCTTAGCTTGAGTAGAACATCCGCATTCTCTACATCTTCCCGTTCCTCCTAAAGCTGTAGAATCCCAAAGGTCACAACCACCGCAAACCTCTAGACGTCTATTCAAAACTTCAGTACTTGCTAGCTCAAATCCAGCTTCCGCCCATTTAGCCATACTCTTAGCAAGATTAGAAGCCATTTGGAGAGCTGAAGGTTTGTGCTCTGGTTGTGGTGTTGCACCTGGAGGCTTCTTTGGGTAGAGTTTTGCCCATTGAGCCTGAGAGTCTTTCATTCGGCAAGCAAGGGCCATTACACTCTCGTCTGTTTGGCATTTATTCCACCAATATAGCATGAGAACGTTTTCTTTTTTCCTGAACCCTCTTCTATTGATTTTATTAAACCCTTTCTTTTTCCAGAGTGCAGCAAATTTAGGGCGAAGTTGCATGGTCAGCATATACATCACCTCATTTACATCTTCTTGAGTTAATTCACATTCAGTAGCCATAAATTATGTAGTTTGTTGTTTTTAAATATTGCAAGTTATGAGTATTTGTCAACCCCATATTTTTAAATCATTTTAAATTTTCCCAGCGGCCCTCAGGACAAGCACCGCTAACTAATTTAGTGGTAGCATAAATATACTTGTTATTTACATTACAGATTCCCCGCATGGCATCATAGTTGTCACAGCCTGCACATACTTTAAACCTAGCAATATGATCATCTGCAATTTTAAAACTTTCCCCAGGACCGTGGGGATGAGTAATAGCATAAATTCCGTCGGACGGGGATGTGGGTATAATTGACTTTGTTTTATAGTCCCATAATCCCCAAACACTAAATATCTCATCCCATGTTTCTCCTCGCTGTTTAAGATGCTCATTTATAAACTTTATAGATACATCTGAAGAAAAAGATCTATCAGGGCGTATCCCATGAATGTAAACTTGATTCACTACAGCACTTTCTGTACCTAGCCCAAATTTTTTCCTGGCGGCTAAGTCAAACCACAGCATTTTATTTGATATAAATAGAGGATAAGGATCACCGGTTACTGGAATGGTTTCTTCTGGTAACAATCCAGAGGAAATTATTTTTTCTGCGTATCTCCTGCTGTACCCCTGTATTCCTCCTTGCACACTGAAATTATTCCTTGTCTCTCTATCTGCCGTGGTTCCAAAAAAGTTTAAATTTCCTATTGGTTTGCTCAGCGGTCTATGAAAATACGCGTCAGGGTCTAGCTTTATAATATAGTCTACATCCTCTTTAAGGCCCTCATCAAAAAATCTTCTCCACCATAACCAGCCTATATTTGGAAGCTTCAAGTTATCGCCGTCTATATATTTGCAATTATTCCTCCCCGCAAGCTCTTTTAACCCTGTAGAGTCTCCTCCGTCATTAATAATAATAATTGGACCATTGTCGCATCTTCTAATACTGGGGATACACTGCTTCATATATTCCAGCTCGTTAAAACATGTAACTATCCAAGCTATTTTGTCAGATGTTTGTTTCATATGTTTAAAACAATTTTACAGGGTTATTTGAATTATGTTTTATCTTATCTTTTAGTGCAGATTAATTCCTAAGGTGCTTTGAGTACAGTCTTCTATCTTGGCGCAACCACAATTACCATCCCAACCACCAACAGCGGTCTCACAATCACCACATGGATAACCATCACAATCATCAGGAGGGAACGGGTTAGGTAAGCAATGACCATCAGAGCAGAATTCATTTTTTCCGCAGCTTACTCCGAAGCAAAGATCCGGCTCCGGTGTGGGAGTAAATATAATAATAGGAGGATCTGTAGGATCAGGTGTAGGACCTGTAGGATCTGTAGGTCCAGGAGGTGTAGGACCTGTAGGATCTGTAGGTCCAGGAGGTGTAGGATCTGTAGGTCCAGGAGGTGTAGGATCTGTAGGTCCAGGAGGTGTAGGTCCAGTAGGATCTGTAGGCCCAGGAGGTGTAGGACCTGTAGGATCTGTAGGCCCAGGAGGTGTAGGATCTGTAGGCTCAGGTGTAGGACCTGTAGGATCTGTAGGCCCAGGAGGTGTAGGTGTATGCGGTGTAGGTGTAGGAGGTGTAGGTGTATGCGGTGTAGGTGTAGGAGGTGTAGGTGTATGCGGTGTAGGTGTTAGAGTATTTAACCCACCACCAAAAGTATAATCACATGGGCCGTCAACAGGTAGACACTCACAAATTCCTTTCCATGTATATGTTGGTACGGTGCATGGTTCACAAGTAAATCCTTCACATGGGTCAGGCTTTTTGCATGTTACACAATATTTGAGAACAGTTCCATCTAGACAGTAGTGCCATGGCTCCGGAACTTCATCCTTTTTGAAATCGCAAAAGACTTGGGCTCCAAAATACGCACAATCACATGAGCCCGGATCATAACAAGTAATACTATCACTGATCCAGCTGCCATCGGAACTCTTCCTCCAATTACACTCTACAGTGACTCTAACGTCATTAGGACTTTTTTTAGCTTCTTGGTACCCATAGTTACTACAGTGGCAATCCGCATTACCTCCAGTTGTATTAGGATCATCTGGAGCTTTATAACAGGTTACTTTTCTCTTATATACAGTGCCACAGCTTATTGTTACTTCTAAGTATTCAGGTGTAGGTTTATAGCTAAAAAAGCCATGATCCACACACATGCAAGAGTCTGGGTCTACTGTTGGTGATGGTGTAGGCGGAGGATTAGTAGGAGTAGGAGTAGGAGTAGGAGTAGGTGTAGTTGTTGGTGTAGGAGTAGGAGTTGGTGTAGTTGTTGGTGTAGGTGTTGGTGTAGTTGTTGGTGTAGGTGTTGGTGTTTTTGTAGGGGTAGGTGATGGAAATGTAGGTGGTGGTGTAGGATCTGTAGGTGGTGGTGGTGTTGTAGGTGGTGGTGTGGGTGATGGTCTTGTAGGTGGTGGTGTAGGTGTAGGTGTGGGTGTACTACCGTCAGCACATCTATAACACAAACACCCTCCAGCCTCAATTTTGCCCTGACCAGTCCAGTGATAATGCCTATTATCACCAATGTTCATTCCCTCAGTTATTCCAAAGCTTCCAAGAGAACCACCATGACCATTATCACATGTGGGTTCAGAAACAGTACCCTGAAGATGCTCTACTGCAACTCCTGTGGTATTATCATATAGAGTATAACCTCCAGCGCACACAGCCACACAATCAGCTGGTTTAGATGGTGATGGTGATGGAGGTGGCGTAGGTGGTGGATCTGTAGGTGATGGGGTAGGTGATGGGGTAGGTGTAGGTCCCGTTGGAGTTGGTGTAGGTGGTACTGTAGGCGATGGGGTAGGTGTAGCCCCGTCAGAACACCCGTAGCAATAAATTGTAATTTCTTTACACAGCCATTTATTGTACCACTGGAAACTGTCGATCACGGGGTGTTGGTCTGTGGCGAAGCAATGCATCTGACCATCCGAAGGCACCTCATAGGGAGATACACCATCCGTTGCTTCAGCACAACTAGGAGGAAAGTCATCTCCAGTGCATCTTGGAGAAGGAGGAGGAGGAGGTGAAGGTGGCGGATCTGTAGGTGGTGGTGTAGGTGATGGAGGTGGCGTAGGTGTAGGTGGTAGTGTGGGTGTTGGTGTTGGTGTACTATCGTCAGCACATCTATAACACACACACCCTCCAGCCTCAAGCACACCAGGGCCTCCCCAGTGATAATAAATTTCATGACCCAGCCCCATTCCCTCAGCTACTCCAAAGTGTCCAATAGAACCACCATGACCATTATCACATGTGGGTTCAGAAACAGTACCCTGAAGATGCTGTACTGCAGCTCCTGTGGTATTATCATATATAGTAATACCCTGGGCACACACAGCCACACAATCAGCTGGTTTAGATGGTGGTGGTGTTTTTGTAG